AAGTCGTCCCACGTCGGATGCAGCGTGCGGACAAGCTGCTCCGTGGACGCGGCCACTGCCTGCCGCAACCAGAGCACCTCCTGGGCGCCGTCGAGCGGGTCGTCGGGCAGCCCGTCGCCGAGCTCGATCACCGGGAGGAGCTCGGCTACATCGTGAGCGTCGAGCATCCACGCCGTCGCGCACGCCACCGACCATCCAAGCGACTGCAACGCCATATGCTCCTTCGTGGAGCGGGTGAGCAGCGTCCGTAACTGGGCGAGTTTCATCGCGTAGCCGGAGACAGCCCGGGACACGTTCGCCGTCTTGCCTTGGATCCCCCACGTCTCCGGGGCGTACCCGGCCGCTGTGACGATCAGCTGGGACAGATGGTCGAGCCAGTCGATGTGCTCTTTCGACAGGAACTTCGGTTCGACCGTGTGCACCAGCTGGCCGGGCTCCTTGCCGAGCGTCGGCCGGAGCCGGGAACCGCCGGTCAGTATGTACCCGTCGATGTCGAGCTTGCCGGACTCGTCGGCCAGGGAGCGGTCGACGAACACTCGGGGGATCGCCTTCCGTGCCCGGTCCAGCAACAGCGATTCGGCTTCGTTGATGTCGTCGAACAGCGGGCCGAGCCCGAAATAGTCGGACTCGCCCATCGGTATGTTCTGCCAGCGGATCAGCGTCGGATGGTCGAGCCCGGTCGATTCCTCCGGTTTGAGCGACGCGAACTCCTCGATGGTCGACAGCGGCACGGGCCGGCCGAGTTCGTCCCGGCCGCCACGGTAGAGGGTGCGCTGCACCAGCCCAGCGGTGTGCTTCTCGAGCAGCCGGTAGTAGGCGTGCCGGTCGCCGTGGTCGGCCGGTTCGACGCGGGTGACGACCACCGTTCCGCCGACGACGAAATGGCGGTGCCGGACGTCCCATATCACCTGATCCTCGTCGACGAGGGTGATGAGCGGGGTGTTCGAGATCGACGAGTCGCGGATCACCCGGATAGCGACGGTCCCTTCGGCGGCGGCCTTCACGCCGCCCTCGACGGCGAACGCCCCGAAGTCGTTGACCTGCATCAGCCGGCGGATCGGGTCCGGGTGGGCCTCGTTAATGACCGTGGGCGGCTGGGAGAACAGCAGCGCGGCGGAGAACCGGGCGAGCTCGCGGGGCCACGGGACCGGGGTGTAGGTGTTGATCTTGTGGTTCGAGAACAGCAGGTTCGGGTTCGCCCGGATCAGCTTGTCCCGGTCGTTCGAGTAGCGCAGCCGGTAGCTGTGCACCTCCTTCCAATGTTCCCGGACCTGTTTCGGCGGCCAGTCCGGGTCCTGGCCGGCCACGCCGCCCGGCGCTCGGCGCATACGGTCGAGCAACGTCATTCGATACCCCTCTCGATCAGCGGTGCGAATGCGTCCGCCAAGCCGTCGACGGCGAACTCCACCTCGCGCCGGAAGGCAGCCCAAAACACCTCGTAAGTCGCCTGCCCTAGATGCCGCAGCAGGTCGAGCCGCACCATGTCGCCCGGCACCGCGAAATGGCAGTGGATCAGCTCGTGGACGAGGGTATGGCGCTGCTCCCCCTCGGGGCGCTCATCCCAATCGGCGCACAGGTAGAGCGTCGCGAGTTTCCGGCCGTACACCGGATTGATCGACGCCACCACGTCATCGTCGGCCGGGTCGTCCTGCACCTCGACAGTCCAGTCAGCCAACCGGAGAACGGTCTTGAGCCGGTCGACCTCGGCCTGCACCTCGGAGCGTGTCACGCCGCGGTCCCTTCCGTGTCGGCCACGGCCCGGGCCACGATCCCTTGCAGCACCCCGGCGCGGGAAGCGTAGAAAGCGGTCGCTGCGTCAACCGTATGGTCGTCGCCCTTCGCCGGCTTCTCGCCCGTCGCGTCATAGTGGTACCGCTTCGAGTCGGCGATCAGCCCCGAACAGTGGGGCCGCACGTTCTCGAGCATGTTTTCGAGGAAGTAGCGGCGGGTCTGGATCCCGACGTCCTTGTAGATGTTGAACGGGACCGGCTGGATCTCCGTCCGCACACCGGCCTTCTCGAACGCCACAGCCAACGTCACGTTCTCGGTGGCACCCGCGGCGTCGGCGTAGATCACCTCGACGTCGAGCTCCTTGCACAGCCGGGCGATCTCCTGGCATCGCCTGTTGAGCTCGACATGCTCGAACACATGCTCGTAGAACCAGACGATCCGGTCGTCGGCCGTCTCCGTGCACACCTCGAACGCGGTGACATGCCAGCCCCAGTCGAGCCCGGCCTCCACCGACCGGCCGCGGGGCGTGACCAACATGTCCGCGCCGCGCTGCGCCGACAGGTTGATGAGCTCACCGTCGAACACGGCGCCGACGAACGACATCGGGGACGCCTCGTACTCCTGCAAGAACTTCTCCCGCGGCATCGACCGGCGGGCCGCCTCTATCTCCTCCGGCGGGATGTACGGGTTCGCCGACGTCGGGAACGTGAACGCCTGCCAGTCGGTGTTGTCCGGGTTCTGCGCCTCGCGGTGCAGCTTGTAAAACCAGTTCTCGCCCTTGAAGGTGCTGATGAACACGGCCCGACCGCCACGGTCCGACAGGGTGGGGCGCAACGCCTCCGTCCACGCCTCCTCGATCACGAACGCGGCCTCGTCTACCACCAGGAAGTCGACGCCCTCACCGCGGAGATTGTCGAACCGTTCGGCGGAACGGAACGACACCCTCGACCCGTTCGCGAGAGTGACTTCCATCACCGTGTTATTGACGTGATAGTAGTCCCGGGGCAACATTTTCAGCAGCGCCCGGAACGCGATTTTCGCCTGCCGGGTCGTAGGCGCCACCCACCACACGTTCGAGCCGGGATTGTCGACCGCCTCGATCAGAATGAGGATCGAGCACAGCACCGTCTTGCCGAACCGGCGGCCGGCGGCCACGACCATAAACCGGGCCGGGCAGCGGAACACCTCCATCTGGCAGGCGTGCAGGTCGACGTCGATCGTGATCTGCTTCGCGCCGTCCTCCGTCTTAGCCACGAGGATCGGCTCCTTCGCCCGGCGGCGCAGCTCCCGCACCTCGTCCGGCATCCCCCGACCGATCCACTTCCCGAGCCTCGACCGCGATCGCTTGCCCATTCAGCAACGCCTCGTCCTTCTTCATCCGCCGGCGGACCATCGCGTCGCCGCCGACCCGGATCACGATCTCCGCCTCGCCGTCGCTGCCGGTGCGCACACCGACGCCCACCTGGCGTGCCGAGGCCTCCATGCCACGCACCCGGGCGCCCATCTGCAAGGCACGGAGATGGTTCGCCATATGCTCGGACGCCGTTTTCTTCTCCGGGTCGAGCGACTCGAACGCCCGGAGCGACTGCTCCGCGGCGTTGTCGAACAGGGCGGTCAGCCGGGACTTCTCGTGCTCGAAGTCGGCCTGCCGGGCGCGTTCCAGCGCGGCGAACTTGCGGACCCAGCCGGCCGCCGCCGACGCCGAAACATCTAACCGTTTACCGATCTCCCGGACCGTCAGACCCCGGGCGTGGAGCAGCCACGCCTCACGCCACCGCGGGTCGACGTCTACCAGGGCGATTTCCAGACCGTCCCGCTTCTCGACCTCCGCCGGGCCGGCCGGCTCGAGCTCGCCGCCGGCGGGCACGGTCAGCGCCGGGCGCCGCGATGGAACTCGCGGCGGGCGTGCTTGGCGTCCGGCGCCGGGTAGGTGCGGCCCGGGCCCGCGAAGTCAGACTTGGGGAGAGCCTTACGGGCGTTCGGCGACAGACGAGCCATGGCTCGACCGTGCCGTCAACGTCCGTCCGTCACGCGTTTACGGTTACCCCAGTCCCACAAGTCGACGGCCGGGACGTGCGACTCGCACAACGCCACCGTCACTGCGTCAGACGCGGGAGGGTCATACCGGAGCGGGATCTCACGCCAGTCGACCGCCGGACGGCCACAAGAAACACCCGACCGGGTGTAGCCGCACTTCACGCCAGCCACACCTTGTACGTGGCGGTCACCCGGGCGTCGTCCGGATGCACGAAATGGAGCCGCTGAGACGGCACCGCCGACGCCGCCATCGTGTCCCGGGCGTACCGGTTATCGCTCTCCGTCGACCCGTTATAAAACACCGACCCCCGCCCGTTCGGCAAACCGAACTCCTGGTGAGTGTGATAGTGGTGCACGTAGGCGTCATGGAACGGCCAGCCGTAAGCGCCCGACTGCTGGCGGGTGATATACGCCACCATCGTCGACGGCGACGCGAACCCGTTACGTCCCACCTCGTCGCCGTGCAACACCAACGCCCGGTAGTTGCCGATCTCCAACCGTTGCAGATCCTCCGGGCAGTCCGGCCACAACAGCCGCTCCTCGCCGGCCAACAACTGCCGGGCGAGCTCGTAACACATGCGGTCCACGTTGTCCGACTTCACCACCACCGCCCGTTTCGAGCCGAGCCGGCCATGGTTCCCCCACTCCGCCGTCACATGCACCCACTCGTACACCGACAAAGCGAACCGCACCACATCAACCAGAAGCCTCGAAACGGTCACATACTGCTCGAACAGCGTCGAGTCGATCTCGTAAGGCTGCGACGGAAAGTTGAACAAACCCTCCACCATGTCGCCACCGAAAACGATATGGCAGCCGCGGACCGGATGGTTCGCCCGCTGAACCTCCGTGATCTTCGCCGCCTTCCGGCAGTAAAGCATCA